TTAAGGATAGCTGTTGCTTTATCTGTTCCACCATAATCTGGTGAATCTGCTGTATCAATATATTCCATTTATTTTTTCTTTTTATTTTTTTTGCTTAGACGTTCCATTTCTTTATCAACGGAACCTGGGCCATAAATAAAATCAATTTGTGCATCTGTAATTGGATATTCATCTCCATGCTTTTCTTTGCCTTCCTTGATTTTTTTTGCAATCCAAGCTTTTGTGTGCCATGTTTCGTGTGCCATTGTTTCTCCTAAGTTACTGGATCAAAATAACCACGACCACCTGCATTACCAAACATTGATCTTGATCCTTTTAATCCTCTACGTTTTTTATATTCATCTTCACTAATCTTTACTTCTTCTTCTTTTTCAAGTTCACTTTTATCTATTTGTGTAATTTGTTCTTCAGTCATTCTAACAGGTGTATTACTTCCACCACCTCGTTCTACCCAATTACCTGTAGGATCTTTAGACCAACCTGCTTTAACATTTCCATAAGCATCAGTTCCACCCTGCATTCTGCCTTGTAAATAACTCTCATAAACTTTATTTTGTTCAGCTAATGATAAATTTCTAAATTCAGCTTTAGTATAACCAATATTTTTTTTAGCTTTAGACGATCCTAAAACTTTTTCAGAAAAATAAGTTCTTGTATGAATAGATCCTTTTTTAAAACCTTCTTTAAAGATTCCTAAAGAACCCATGACTTTCATGTTTTCAATTTCTTCAGCACCACTCTTAATAAATTTTTCTTCTTTCTGATCTTCAATTTTATTTTTTAAATCAGTATCAGTACCTATGTATTTACCATCTCTGTAAGTTTTAAAAGTAGAACCTTTTTTTACTCCAGCTTGTTGTTTTCTGTCGTAAGTTGATTCTCCGTCTGCTTGACCTTTATTACCATCATTACTCATAGACTAATCCTCTAAAAAATCGGCATCAAGATCGTCATCAATGTCATCGCATTTACAAACTTGATCTTTTAACTGCTCTAATAGGTCTTGTTCTTGTTCGTGAAGATCTTCTAATTTTGAAAATATTTCTTTAGGTGTCAGTTTTTTTGTTGCCATTATTAAAATTTCCCTTGGGTTTATTCCAAAATGGCTTATATCCAGCTTTTAGCAACGCACAATATAGTTGGTATGGGGTTATGATCCACCATTTATAAAATCCAATTAACCTCATAATGAACGATACGCAGGATAGTTCTTTGATCCTAAATAGATGCCAGTCGTCTTTAACTGGACATATGATAATTTCAAATTCATAAAGTATATTAAGGATTTTATTAGCTTGTTCAGGTTTTAATATTTCAGTTCTAATACCTGCATGAGTAAAATGAATATGCTCCCACATATCATAATCAGGTATATATTTTAATGCTCCACAATGAGCAAAGCCATAAGGTGGCTTCCACCACCATATCCATTTAGCATATTTAGTTGATCTAGTATTATGAAAATAGATTAACCATTCCTCTTGAATAGATCCCATACCTTCCTTACTTTTCGTTTCTGTCCTGCAAAGACATCCCATTCTTTCTTAGCTATTGTTGGTTTAGATTGGGATCTGCCTGAGAGAAGTGATCTACCTTCTCCTGCTCCCATCATTAAATATTGCAAAGCATCATGAACGTGGGAGTATCTATTTTTAAAAGGTTTTTCATCATATCTATCTCCAGAAGTTTGAAGTCTTCGATAGTGATAACCTCCGTTAAATCCTTTTTTTAAATTAATACATTTATTGTCTAGCAAGAAACCTGCTTTACCATCTAGCAATCTTTGGAGAGCTGCATCTACAGATTCAATTCTTAAAGCTACATCATTAGATGGTGCAGGTAATGCTTTTAATCCATAGTTACGCATTATTTGAAATGGGGTTTTCTCATCTGTTTGAGATCTAAAATCTCCAGCAGGATCACCATATATGTTAATATCAAAGTTTTTATAATACTTAGCTATCTCTCCTCTAAGTAATTCTGAAAATCTCATTACACCCATATCAAAACAAACAAGCTCATTAATGATATGCCATCGTCCTGTTGCTAGTCTTTGACCAAATACAGCAGCAGGTGTAAGTCCGAAATCTATTCCTATAAATAATGGTTGAGTAACATTAGCTTCTAAAGGTTCAGCAGCTAAATGAAGTTCTTGTTTATAATTAGGATATACTGGTTTACCTTCCTCAATTGATCCAAGTTTATTTAAAACATAAACATCTATCCATCCTTTTGTTTTACCTCTAATAATATTTGGATAATATTTAGGAGTTAGGTTAGCTTTATTCTCAGCATTGATATTTGCATCGTATGCTGAAGTATAACCATCTTTGTCTTTCTGTTCGAGTAACGCAGGGGGCTGAGTATAGAAAGACCAGTTATCTGGTTTAATTAACATAAGAGCTTCATCACGAGATATGTGATCTGGTACAGGAACATCTCCTGCCATTATTGGCCACCAATGATCTTCTTCAGGAGCATTGGTATCTGCTATCACTCCATACCATGTAGCACCACCATCTCTCATAGATGGGAATCTACCTACCCTCATAGTACAAGCATCAATAATTGATTTAGGTATTTCTCTAGCTTCATTAATCCAAACACCTGTTAATTCTAAAGATAGTAATTTCTTTACATCTTCAGGTCTATCTAAAGCTAAGAATATAATTTCTATTTCTAAATCACCTTTAATGATCCTATGAGTATATGGTACTGACCAAGCAAAATCTCCCCATACATCTTCAGGAAACCAATCAAGCCATGTTTTAATTGTTGTAGTTTTTAATTGTGGGTTAGTATTTCTTATTACTGCCCATCTTGTTTTTCGTTTACCTTCCTTATTTTTCTCTTGTAATAAGGATCTACGAAATATTTCAATACAGCATGATACTGATTTACCTGATCCGACTGGCCCTCTCAGTCCTCTAAAGAAATCATTAGACTTCATAAAAGTCTTTAATGTTTGTCCTTCAGGTTTATATTGAAAATTAATCGACATTTTTACCAACATTAGCTTTAAGCATTTTGTAGATAGTTTCTTCGCCAAATGCTTCGATTAATTTATCAGCTTCATAGTCGGTAATCATGTGTGTTGGGTAATAGCTTAGGTGAGTTTTTTTAACTATTTTTCTTAAACGTCTTCTATCTTTAAGACTTAGAGAATTGATGAACGACATTCTAACTGCTTTAACCTTTCCAATACGTTATCAAGTATTTCTTTTTCTGTGCCAAACTTTTCTTCAAAAGATTTTTTTGACATATGAATTGAAAACTTGCCTTGGTGGTGATCTGGACATAATGGAATTACTTCATAATGTGAACTGCGTCTTCCCATTCCAACATTACCTTTTCCATTATTTCTAATATGGTGTAAAGCAGCAGGTCTTTGACAGCAATAGCATCCAAGACTCGCTACTTTATCCATATGTATTTTTTCAGCTTTAGTAGCCACTAGGTCTAGGTTTTGGTTTAGACGAAGGCTTCTTCGGCTTTTTTGGTTTCTTTGGCTTTTTCATATTCCTCCTTATTAACTTCTTCGTAAGTTGCTCTGCAACCATCAGGGATAGCAGCACTTGCTTTCTGCATTGCAATAACATCATTATCTGCTTCGTATAAAATTTCTTTCTTTAAGATTTCGTTGCCCCATACTTTGACGACATAAAACATATTCACCTCTTTAGTTGGAACATATGTATTTATAGCGAAGTAAGGATTATTAAAACGCACACACGTTAAAATAAAAACGCACCTATGATAAATCCAGCAATTGCGAATACAATCTCTCTACGATTGTGTAATTGCCATACCATAAAATTATCGATATATTTTTTCAAGATTATTTATTTTTATTGTATTTTCTCATTTCATTAATCTGTATTCTTTTTACATTTGGTGAAAATGGATTTTTTTTAATAAAAATTTTTTCTTCACCTGTCAGATTAACTATTTTTGGAGGTTTCCAAGTACTTTTTAAAAAATCTTTTTTTCCAGACATAACCTATTTCTACAAATCTATGCTTTTTCTTAAAACGCACATTATTTGCCTTGCCTATTATATGATTTAAAGTTTCTTTTTTTGGATTTGTTCATTGAAGACATTTTAGGTCTTCTTCTAGCAATAGAGGTTTTTTTAAACTTTGCCCTCGTTTCGTGTTCTACTTTTCCGAGTAAATTATTTTTTTTCTTAGCCATAATAAATAACGAACCTTTTGGGCAATCTAAAAATTTCTAATCGTGATAACGAACTTAAAATGACCTTTATTGCTTGTCCTACTCCACTAGTCATCTGACGATGGGTGTTTTTGCCCCCACCCCTCGTTCCGAGTGGTGTGGACAATTGGCGGTAGTACCGACATTATCTTTAAGAGAGGTCGATATTGATCTTAATATCGCCTGTAACATTATGTGCCACCTTATCTGGTGCTCTTAATCCCACCCTATCTAGTATGTCACGAGAAGCTTCGAGTTGCACATACTCGCTTCTCGCTCCTGATGACAGGTCGATAAGCTTCCTACTCGCACTTACTGCACCAAGTCCTAGAGTTTTAGCAATACATTGCTGCATATAACTCTGTACCTTTGGTAAACGTAGTGTGCGAGATGCACTTATTCTCCCTGCCTCTTTGCTTCCATTTGTTGAATATCCTGCCTTTTCGGCAGCATCCTTGATACTACACCCAGTTGCTACGATGGTATCCACTAAAGCTCGTTGCTTATCTGTTAGTTCGCTCATATTACGTTTTTTTATTCTGCCCTTAACAGGACGTAGTCTGGGATTTGACCAAGGTCAACGCACAATGCTACGTTACATATCTCCTTCAACTCCCTTCGGTCGCCCCAGTCGATTGCACTTCGCATTGGGTAGAATTGACTCGTTCTCAGGTTCACTTCGCCAATACTCAGGCTAAGGAACCTGCTCGCCGCAGAGGCACACGTACCATCTAGCATACCAAGGGCTCCTTCCAACTTGGCAAATGGACAGTTTGCCCTTCGGTCAAGCCTGTCGCACGACTCCGTCATGCCAAGCATTTGCAAGTTGGATCCTTCCTCGGTGGTGCACGATGGGTGCGTGTAAAGCACATTTTCATTAACATTAACAATGGAGGATACGATGGCAACTGCTGAAGAGTTGATCGAGTTTTATGAGATTACTAAGGATAGTAGTTCTGTAAAGCGAGTAAGAGAATTAGCTGCTAAGCGAGATGAAGCTGTAGCTAAAAACGATACTAGTGAAATTGCTAATATCGATAGTGAGTTAAATAACATTGGAAAAGGAGGAT